CGCCTCGACGATGTCCCCTGCCGTGAATACGTTCGGGATCTGTGCGAACGGAACACCCGCCTTTGAGATGACCGCACTGGAGTGGATCGCGTTCGTGCCCATGTTGCCCGAGAAGTTGAACGCTATGCTCGTCGCTGCCATCGTGGTGATGTCTGAGCTCTTGAAGGTCCTGTCTGCAAGATTGCCGACCGAGAATGTCACAGTGCTGCCATTCTTCGTCCACCCTGTATTCAGATTGCTCTGCGTATAGGTATAACCGGTCAGCACCTGACGCGTCTTTTTGACCTTCTTTTTCTTCTTGCCCTTCTTGACCCATACCCAGTAGGTCTCTGTAGTGTAGGTCGGAGTCTGACCGCAAAAACCGAAGTGCGTGTTGTAGTAGGACAGGTCGATGTTGTCTGTACCTACCACCTTGTTGTTGATGATGTATGACACCTTTCCGGTCGTGCCGTTTCCCGTCTTGGCGATGCTGATGCCCACCACTGTGTTGCTTCCGTTCTTCGCCCTGGCTTCGAACTTGCCCGTCTGAGCCGCGTCGCTGACACATAATCTGTGGACGATATCGAACTCGTAATTGACCGCTCCGGATATCGTTCTCGTCAGCGATGCAGTACCGCTCGGCTTCGCATAATTCTGCGTCTGACCCTTGCCGCTATTCCAGTAGGTGTCGGTTATCGATGCGATCGCCATGCTTGCGGCCGTCCATCCTGTCAGAGCAGAGAACTCGCTGTTGATCAGCGTCCCGTTCTTGTTGTACTGGTCCATATCGACCACATCAGGGTTACCGAGTTGGATGATGTTCTCATCCGCATCGAGGAACGCTACGAATCCGCAGTCTCCGTCCTCGCTATAATCCCCGCCGCTCTTAGCCGATGCAAACTCAGCGCGAAGCAGTGGTCTTGCTGGATGAGAGCCGTTGTAGTCGAATCTGAATGTCGCGGTCGCTCCGTCTATGGTCGCATCCGTCTTGCTTGAGAGCGTGACGAGCTCCACAGACCGCTTGAACGGGTAAGCGCAGTATATCGTCCATTTACCGCTTACTGCATTCTTATAGGCGTTATACGAGTCGCCCATAACAGGCTTGCCTGTGTAGTATTTGTCCGATTCATCGCTGAATACGAAGTCAGCCTCTTCCACAGACAGGATGTTATTGAGGTGCGTAAGTTTGTTCCTGACATCGCTCAGGCTTTCGCCGTGAATAACGAATTCCACCTCGATGTCCCTTGCCGGATATCTAAACGACTTGAAAGCCTCGCCGTCCGAGTTGCCGACAGTGTAGGTGCTCAGCTCCGCAGGAAGCCCCTCGCGGCCCTCTGTGGTTATCGTTCTGTATCCATCGATGGCAAGTTCAAGATACTTGCCGTTCAGCATCACAGCCTCTTCAGTTGCTGGTGCGCTCGCGTAAGTGACTTCGATGTCACCCGCGTCCGCCCACATATACTTGAGACCCGCAAGGCCGATGCTCGTTGGAGCGACGACATAAGTCAGCGGAACATCCAACGGATAGACAAGAGTCTGCCCTGTCACCGCCGTCTTGAAGTCTGCCGATGTGGTTATCGCGTCCCAGCGTGCGTAGATCTGCGTGTTGTTGTTGGATGCAGCACAATCGCCGTCCTCTGCATAAGAGCCGAAATTTGCCGCTGACGCTACTGCTCGATCAAGAGTATGGAACGCAGATGAGTAGACCCCGTCCGCCTTCTTGCCCTTTGCCGCTATAGTCGTGTAAAAGATCGGGTTGGTATACGATGTAGTGCGGCTCCACGAAAGCGTGCCCATATCGACCACCGCGTGCGTAACTGTGAGCTCGCCTGTCATCAGGTCGATGGTGCCGCTGTATACTGTCTGACCAAGCGATGCCGTAGTGGATTCGCCCTGGTATGACTCATATGCGGTCGCCTCAGAGCCGAGTTCTATCTGTGCGCTTGAGAGCATCTCAGCCTTCGCTATGGTGTCATATCCATCGAGCCATACGAACGCGCAGATGTAACTTGCGTATGCGTCTGTTGTAAGCGTCAGTTTCGATGCCGTGAGGTTGTGTACCTCGTTCAGAAGCGGCTCGTTCGCGCTCGGCTTATTTGCCGTACTCGCAACGATGAATCTCGCTCCGGCCTTCTTGCTGACGGTGTAAGTCGTGTTCGGCTTGCAAGGTGCATAGATGGTCACCGCACCGCTGAAGCCGAGACACTTCATCTGGGTGTTGGATACCGCCAAATTCTCGATGACATTAGCCGGGGAGAACTGATTCTTTCCACATCTCGAAATGATCACTTCGTTATAACCGGCAAGCGGCTTCGGACTTGTCAGCGTTCCGAATCCGCCCTGCTTCGGTACGATGTCCACCTTCAGCGAGCGCATCTCCGCGACCTTGCCCCTTGCGTCAATCTGCACTACAGAGCCGGATGCCGTATCTGTTTTGATGTTGCCCATTTAAATGTACCCCAGCTTTCTGTTCGCAAATGTCTGCCGCCTGTTCATCTCCGTCTCCATATACGGAGCCGTTGACCTCGCGACCTCTCTGCCGTCGATGTCCACTATCGTGGTGTGGTTGGTCGAGGACAGTGCTCTGACCATAGCCGCTGCGAGTAGGTCGTAATCGATGCCTGTATAGTCCTTTATCTTGTCGAGCGGCATTATCGCCTCAGGACCCGCTTCGCCCGCTCCGAAGAGCGTCGGGCCGTCTACGATACCACCCTTAGCAAACCATTTGATGCTGAGCTTCGGAGTCTGCGGTGGATTGAGTCCAAACTTGCCCGTCACCTTGAAGTGCGGCAGTTTGATGTTGCTCATAACCTTGCCGATCTTGAACGGGAAGAGCTTCTTGACCTTATCGATGGCTGCCTTTACCTTCGCCCTGAGTGCGTTGATAGGTGCCATGAATTTCGTCACGATTCCCTTCGCCGCCGCTGATATCTTGCCCCACAGAGCAGAGCCGAGCCCCTTCACTATCGCAAGACCGATTTTGCCAATGGCTACAACGATCTTTGGCAGATTTGTTACGAGCGACACCGCGAGCTGCCCAATCAGTTTTGCACCCGCCGCCACTATCTTCGGTATTGTAGTCGTTGCCCAGTTTGAAACCTTTTCAGCGGTGAGGCTGTTTGCCACTCTCGAAATTGACGATGCCAGGCTCGTTATCAACGCTGTAACATTTGTCACGAGCAGAGGAAGACCCTGCTTCCACCACGTTATCAGCGCACCCGGGAGCGACTTGACGATTGTTCCGAGCATCGGCAGGAAGTTATTGAAGAAGAACGTGGATGCCGATGTTATGAGTTGGCTCATTGCCTCGCTGACTCCCTCGCCCAGCGCAAGGCTTCCGAAGAAGTTTGCAGCAGCCGCTTTCATTGCGTTGAATGAACCGCTGAATGTCTGTGATGCCTCTTCTGCCGCTACGCCTGTGAGCCCTAAATCGCCCTGTATAACATGGATAGCCTCGTAAACGTCACCTAGGTTGTCGATATCGTAATGAACGCCTGTGAGCTCCTCAGCGTCTGCCAGAAGCCTCTCCATCTCGGACTTCGTTCCACCATAGCCGAGCTTCAAGTTGTCGAGCATGGTGTAGTTCTGCTTCGCGAAGCCCTGATACGCCATCTGTACCGACTCGATATCGGTGCCCATCTTCGCGGAGTTGTCCGCCATATCAAGGATGGCTTGGTTCGCCGCTTCGGCTGCCTTCGTGACATCACCGCCGAATGCATTCTTCAGAGCCGCTCCGAATGATACGGCCTGTTCTGAATAGTCATTCATCGAGATGCCCGCTGCAACGGCTTCCCTGGCATATGCTCTCGCCGCATCTGCCGCTTCGCCGTAGAGCGTATCGAGACCACCGAGATATGACTGCTGAAGTGCCGCACCTTCGCTGATGCTCGCCTTGATGCCCTTGACCAACGCAGCACCAACACCGGCCGCGATGAGTGCCTTCTTCGCGAACATTCCGATCTTGGAACCGATCGAAGTACCCGCTGATGATGCCTCACCGCCAAGCACATTCGAAATGGATCCACTTATCCCTTGAGCCGATGGCGCTATCTGTACATATGCAGTTCCAAGAGTTGTTCCTGCCATGTGTTTATTCTCCTCTAATCCGTGCGAGAGCCGCTTCGAACTCTTCCGGAGTAGCGAAGCTCGTCACTCCGTGCTTGCTCTTGTCCGTTTCGCCATAGAGCAATTCGACAATCGAGGTCGGTCTGTTCCGTCCCTTCGATGCGTCCTCGGAGAAGCCGTATCTGAACGCCTCTACCCTGTCTGCTATGGCGGCAAGAAGTACTACCTCTTGCGTTGCCGGTGCTCCCGCTGCCTTTAGTTTGATTCGTGAATTTCCCCTCAGCCCAGTAGCTAAGGTCGCCACCAGTTGAAGAGGCAGCGACCTATAATCGTAAATGTGATATGTCTCGGCGAAGTCGCATATGAGTGCGTTCTCGTCGAGGTCAAGCATACTGGAGAGGGTTATGAGTTTTTTCCTTCATTGACGGAGTTCATGATGTCGGCTATTGCCTCGACCATCTTGTCGGCAGGGGTTATCCCGTCCTCGTTCTCGAGGTGCTTCGCAAGTGCGTTGACCGCGTCCTCACCACCGAGAAGAAGCTCGGCGATGTCCACGATCAGCCCTGTCTCGCCCTTGTCTATCTTGCGGAGCGTCCTCAGGAACGCCCAATCGTTGAGGCAGTTCTCATTGATGCTGACCTCAAATCCGTCTTTGAGTTTGCCTATCATACACCCTCCTTCCTTTGCCGCGTCTATGCGGTCTGCTTAATGTACTCGTAGTGAGTCTTGCCGTTTGCATCCGGCAGAGCAGTTATCGTGATTTCGTATCCGACAGGGTCTGCGTCGGCGTAAGTGATGTCGCCGACCTCAGAGATCTTGCCGTGCGGAATGACGATTCTCTTTACCGTGTTGCTGTTCATGACCAT